TTTTTTTACAGAAGCAACATCCCAATCAGACACCTCACTAACCAAGGCTCCATAATGTATAAGAAGACGAGGCTCTTGTTGTGAATAGTCAAAACATCCCCACTCTTCACCTTTTTCTGGTATAAAAAGTTCTCTTATCTTAGGACCTATATCTTTATTACGAGCTGGTATCTGCTGTAAGTTAGGATTTTGCATGCTTAATCTTCCTGATATTGTACCACCTGTCTCTGAACGTAGTTGATTTACATCTGCATGTATGCGACCACGAAAAGAATGTTTTAAAATAGAATCTATAAATGTTGTTCTTGCTTTATTTAACTCTCTTGCTTTCACTATATTCTGTGCAAACTCATGAGAGTGAGTTGCTAAAAAGTTTTTATCAAAGCTTGGTAATCCTGTTGGTGTTCTGTTATATTTTATTTTGAGTTTATCAAAAGCTTTTGCAATTGATAATGGAGCAAGTATCTCCACTTCAAAACCACATGCTTTATATAAGCCAGATAATATCTTCTTCTCTGAATTCTCAAAATCTTTTTTAATACGTTCTGCTTTTTCTGTATCAATGCGTACCCCTTTCTTTTTCATAGCGAATAGAACATGAAACAATTCTGATTCTGTATTAAATATATCTGTTAACTCTTGTTTAACAATCTCTCTTTGTAATACTTTCCATAACTTTAAAGTAACTGCAGCGTCTTGTTCAGCATAAGGACCAACATACATAGCTGGTAACTTCCACATCTCACTCTTTGCATCAACGCCCCACTCTTTTGCAGCTTCATACAATAAAGTTTCTGATTTTGTTTCTCCTACATATTCTTTTGATAGATCCCGGAGAGTGTAATTAAATCTATTTTCATTTATTAAAGGAGCGGCAATCATCGTATCTATTATTCTGCCATGCACTTTTAATCCTAAAGCATCTAACCATCCAACATCATACATGGCATTGTGAAATACTTTATCACAAGGTAATTCTAAGATAGGTTTAAGTTGATTAAGAAAAACTTTTTGATCAAAGTTACCACCGCCTTCATGTGCTATAGGATAGTATCCTTCCCAACCATCCACGGCCAACGCAACACCAATAACTCTTCCTTGTTTAGTAGCCCATCCAGGTCCTACACCATTTTTTATACCATCATCTTTTGTTTCTAAATCGATGGCTATCTCTTTTGCCTCTCTTAAATCTGGCACTCCTTCTGGTGGTAGCCACTCACTTGGAGTTTGAAAAAGAGAAGGTTGTCTCACTTCGTTCGCTCATCTATTTCCCCTGCAATAGCTGCATAGGCCGCCAAGTCTACATAGCTGTCTGGTTTATGTGCATGCATTAGTCTAGCAACTTTAACTAAAGCCATACACATTGCCACATCATGGGGTGTTAATTTTTTGCGGAGGAAAATTGACCACAATGCAGCAATGTTCTCATGATTGGTAAGCTTATCGCCGTAGTCTTCTTGGCGATCACCTCCAACTAATTCTTTTGCTTGTTCTAAAATATTTTCACAGATCATAATTCTGTAAACTCTCTGTTGGATTGACTCTCAATAATATGTAATGATTTTTTTGCTCTTGTTGTAGCAACGTAAAACACTCTCCTCTCATCATCTCTTTTTTGCGCAAGACTTAAATCTGCCTTACGTGGTAAGTCCTTTAATACCATAACATTGTCTGCTTCGCCACCTTTAGATGCATGAATCGTAGATAATTTTATATTTTTCGATTTATTAAAGGATGATCTGCGCATTGCTGCATTAATATAACGTTGCATCGATTCTGGTATTCTATCTAATGCAATGTTCCATTCACTATTAATGTCGGCATTTAAACCATGTCCCACGACTAACGATTCGTAATTATATTTAACTTCTTCACTCGCTGTCTTTATGGCTTCTTTATGACCATGTTCTATATTACCATTACCACTCATGTAATAATAAATATCTTGTGCTGTAAATACATCTATTTCGTTTCCTTCTTTTAAATTATTCCATCCTTGTATTGCTCTAATCATACGATCAGAAATAGAGGATCTATTTTTATATTCATAAAACAATCCTTGGTATTTTAAATCATCTGCTATTTGATCTAATACATAATTAGTTCTTGCTAAAATTAACCACGATCCATTTGTTAAATCTATTTGGTTATTGAATCGCATGCGATGACGTTGCACTATTCCTTCTTCTTCTTTTGGATTCCAATCTTTTTGCACACGATCACTGACTTTACTAATTAAGTTATCAGCTACTTGGTGCACGGCTCTCGGCACTCGGTAAGACTGTGTTAGTATTTCTCTTTCCCCACCTATGAGTCCAAGTCTTTTTGTATCAGCACCAGCCCAATCAAATATAGCTTGGTCATCATCCCCTGCAATGTAAGCTCGTTTTGAATTACGAATAAGTATTTCTGTCATTTGCCATTGAATAAAACTAAGATCCTGTGCCTCATCAATAATAACAACTTCAAACTTAGGACAATTTTTTTGTTTATTAAATTCTACAATCATATCTGTAAAATTAAATTTACTGTGTTTCTTTTTGTATCGCTCTAAACCTTTATCTATTTGTTGTAATTTTTCAAAGCCACCTTGAATGTGTTCACCACTACGCATAAACTCATTTGATAAAGATACATTTTTTATTTTTGCTTGATCAATTATTTTTAAATATGGATCTTGTGGTAATGAAACACCAAGTTCATCCACCGATTTATTTGGATTAATTAATTTAACTTGTAAGTAATCAGAAGCTGCTTTGTAATCATCATCATCCATAACATCAGCATTTTTTAATCCTAACATTAAGAATGCCATACTG